CCAAGGCTATCGGCAGCATGCTAGGTGTGTCGCCAATCCAACTGGACTACCTGATTAACGGGTACTTCTCGGGCACTGGTCTGGCGATTGCTGGTCTTGGTAACTTTATGCTGCGTTCACCTGACGCGCCGCAACCTGCCGAGAAGACCTTGTCGGAGATGCCTGTGATTGGAGCCTTGTTCCAGACTAATACTGGCGCGGGTTACGTCAACACCTTCTACCGGCAGGCACAACAAATCGAGCAAGCCAAGGCTACGTTCGATGCGCTTATCAAGAAGGGTGATGCAGACGGCGCGGCTAGGATTGTTGAGACCAGCGCCAACGACATTGCTATGGACGGGTTTGTGAGCAGCATCAAGCAACAACTTGCTGACATCCGTGAAGCAGAGAAACTCATCCGCAACTCTGATATCGACCCGAAGGAAAAGGCCAAGACTATTAAGGACCTTCGTATCAGCGCGGCCCAACTAGCCAAGGCGGCTAATCTGAGCGTCTCCGCTTTACAGTAAACATCACGCCAAGTTTGCCGTCGAATATCCCAAAGCGGGACTCGACAATACGACCGAAGGATAGGGCTGATTTCAGCCCTTCCTCTCTTGTTACTTCTTCATTCAGAGTAGGGACGAAGACAGCGTCGCCCTTCTCCATCAACGCCCACGGATACTCAATCTCCAGTTTCTTCAAGGCTAGTATCCGGTTTGCTGATACGCATGGCAGCCACCCGCATCTCAGGACCCTTGGTCTTGGCTAGCAAATCTTTCTTCTGCAAGTACTCAACGTGATACTTGCGCTCCATGTCCCGCTTGAACTGTTCAAAACTAAAGCCCATGGCTGCACAGTGCTGACGCAGAAGTTTGATTTCAATGTAGTAGTCGATGCGGCCGGGGGTAACGTCATGCTCCACACGCCCAGCGATGTTCGAACGGCTGATAGTCTCGTCAATCAACGCGCCGTGACCAAGCACCGCTTCAAGCATCTTACTAGCCTCGCTCTTGCGGACGACAACCAACTGGCCGTAACGCTCTCTGGTGTAGGAATTAAGAACATCGTCTGCGCTCTTGTGTGACAGGGTTACGTACTTACGCCCATTCTGAATCAGGGGGGTGATGCAATGCTCAATCAGTTTGGTGATGGGGATATCAACGATGTTGGCGTACTTGGAACCAAGAGAGATGGCGAAGGAGATAATTGCAGCGCAGCCATCAAACCAGAAGCGCTCGCCGTCCCGCTCTTCCAACAGTTCCGACAGACGCTTGCGTGTTTTCTTAAACAGCGTCGCGCATACTTCCCTGTTCTGAACTACCCATCGGGCATAGACTGTGCCCGTAACTCCGTAGCATTCGCCAAGAGCAAGCATGTTCTCCCGCTCTTCTTCGGACAGGCGTTCAATCTTCTTATCGAACTGTGCTTCCAGCATACGGAAAAGAACTGCTTCATTAGAAGTGTCCTGCGCAGCCAGTGAATCCATAAGGTACGAGTTGGACGTGGTGAACAGCAGGCTCTTCCAACTACCGTTGTTGACTTGGATACCACCCTTGGTGGTTGAACGCTCCTTGGGGTTGCCCTCCGAGAAACGGTAGACCATGCTCCGTGCCCACGCATTCTGTTGCGCTGTTGTGAGTTTCGTGTTGATTGAAACCTGACCGTTCTGCTTGGTTGTGGACTCATCAATCAACACACCAAGGCTACGTGCCATGGCCGCCGCTTCAAGCACGGCAATCTCTGAGGAGTCAGAGGCGATAGCAAACCTAGTCGGGTGCCCCCAGAACGAGGACGACACCCGCAATGCCAGAGTCTTACCCGCACCAGAGTCAGCGCCGCAAGCATGGAACGTGACACCGTTAACACCCGCGAACTCCATCATCACGGACGCTGCACCTGACAGACCAAGGCCCAACTGCATCCACGCTTCGCGTACAACCAAGATGTTAACCAAGTTGAGCCAAGGCTGAATACTGTCGCCTTTAACCTTTGTCTTGGTGTTCATGGCATCGAGCGAAGGCATTGGGAAACTATCGACGCTACCATCCGCACGATAGATTTTCTCACCTAGCACGAAAGAACCGTCGTCCTGCCAACCGTAGTGGTTTGGTACAACCAGCGCATTATTTTGGCGGCTTGCTTCTTCAACGGCAGCGCGGACAAACGCATACAAGTTGGCATCATTACCCGAGCCAAACATGGACATTATGTTCTGTTCAGCCAGAGACTTTAGAGTCTCGTCCTTGCTGACGATGGCGCGTTGCGGGAAGGTAATAGTCTCGGGTCCGGTAGGCTTGTCAGCCACCATGTAGACCATGTGCGTCCTGTTGATGTTGAGGATGTGCACGACAAACATGTCGTAGTCGAGGATGCGGATGTCCCTTGTAGTCTCTTCCTCGCCGTCCTTCTTGGACGCTACCTTCTGATGCATGATGACACCGCCACCCTGAGCATAACTAAAACCCTTGGGGGCAGCGGGTCGAGATACTTTGGAGACTGGGATATTTGTTAGTTCTTGCTCTTCAAGCAAGATTTCTTTTTCAGCCTCATCTTTTTTGATGTAGTTGGCGAGGATTAAAGGGTTTGTAATTTTTCCCTTGTGCGGACAGCCGTCACATGATACGCCGCTGAGTTCTTCAATCTTTGTGCACGGATAAGGCCCCTTGATTTCGCGCAGTTTGCTGTGCATGCGCTCTTCTTCGTAGGGGTGCAGGTCGCTCAGGTATTTGTTGAACTCGTCCGCATCCTCGCACTTCATCGACCACGACAACAACCCACGCCACAGCGGCTCCATGCCTTCTTCGGATGCATGCTCAATGTAGTGCTTGAGTTGGTTGCACCCACTGCCTGCGTTGGTCTTGTCGAGAAGAATCTGGAACTTGCTGCCAGAACTAGGTGCAAGTTTGAACGTGGACTCTTTCTTCTTGGGTGCTGTGCCGGGAATTGAGAGCGCCTCATCCGCAGGGTTGCCCTTGAGTTTGCTCTTGATTGCAGCCGCTACTTCTTCGAAGTTGAACACCGTGTCGCCCGTTGCTTTGATAGAGCAGGGCACAGGCTCAGGCTTGTCGTCTGAGACGTATTTGAAGTTGTATGACCCCGGCACCCGCAGCACACGGGCAGCATCGCCCGTCACACTTTGGTCAATCTTGAAGCTGTGCTCGGCGCAAAGTTTCTTTAAGTTACGCGCAGCGGGTAGCCATTCAGAGGCAGGGATATCCCTGTCCATAGGCCAGTAAACGTGAATGCCCCCACCCGAATCAACTACGATGGGCGACCCAAGTGTATCAAGTTCGGTGTCCTTAAGAAACTTACGAACCGCTAGGAACGCTTCCTTCTTGTTGGCGTACTTGCCGTTACCGCAGTCAACATCAATGAACAACGAGCGCATATGAGACACGTTAGCTGCGCTACGCTTGCCGTCCTTAACGAAAGACCCCAAGGCAAAGTACGAGTTAAGTTTCTGCTGCACATGCTCGCTCGACCCCTCAAGCATTTCCTCGATGGTCTTAACGAACTTGTGCTGCTTTCGCTCTGTATCAAACTCTGCTACGCAGTACAAACCTTGTGAGGGCAGTACCCGTTGCAGGAACTCTACCGGCTCCATAACTACCCCTTACAAGATATAAAGTTGCTCCGATGATGCAGCGCGGTCAGACTCTGCACTTATTTCTTGTAAGAGGGCAAAATAAAACAGGTAACGCTTGAGCATTTCTTTCTGCCAAGCAAGGGGCATACCGCCTTCGGAAATGAACTGCGCAGACGACTGAATGAACGCGTCATCTCTCAACCCCGCAGGTTCAGATGGCTGCATATTTTTCTCCATGCATCTTCGGCAGAGGTACAAGTCTGCATGATATCAACTAGACCCTGAACACTGCCTCGATACGCAGGGGCAACTTCACCACCGCTGAACCAGTTGTAGACGGTCTGCCTAGTAGCGCAGGTACTCTTAGCAATCTTGGTCACAGGGAAGTCCAGATACACCGCCCACCTACCGAGTTGATTGCCCAAAGTCTTAGGAGCCTTGTCGATTGTGTCTTTGATTTTTTCTGAGTAAGCCATGTTAAAACGGGGGCTTGCGCCCCCATCCCTTTATTCGTCGTCCCACTCGTCCACGAGAGAATCAAGACTCGACTTCTTCTTGACGCTAGGTGCAACCTCGGCTTCCTTACGGACCTTCGGTTCCTCATCCTCATCATCTTCGATGACAACGGTAGGCGCAGCCTTCTTAGTAGGCGGGGTTCCTTGAATCTCAAGCGCAGGCAGCGACACCTTGGCTTCGGTAGACGCAGCAGCAAACGACATCTTGATGGCGCGGGTAGCGTCGTCAGTAACGCCTTGCTTCTTAACAATGTCGTACTGCTCTTCGTTCAACCACGCGGCAGGACGGAACAGCAACTTGGGCACCGCCGCCTTGGTATCGAACTTCATGCGGGTGACGAGCATGTCGGGGTCCCAACCATGCGCATCCAAATATTGAGCGTAGGCACGGAGCGGACGAGCGTCGTTCTCTTCCTTACCAAAGATAGAAGTAGCAGGCAGCGTCATCTGCAACACGTCGCCTTCAAGGTCGTTAGCCAGAACCACAGCAATGCGCTGCGAGAAACGGCAGGCACGGCTCTCACCCTGACCAGAACCCTTGATGTTGTTGGGGCAGTTGGCGCAAGTATCAGACTGCGGTTCTTGGATGGTTGCATCCGGACGTTCGCCGTCAGCAGACCAGCAAGTCGGAGTAGTAGAAACACCTTCCTCATACGTACCGCCATAGAACGAGCGGCCAATCTTCGGAGCAGCGTTAACAATCACAACATCCAGATGGCGGTCCTCAATCGAACCAACTTCCTTGCTGCCTGCGAACAGACGGAACACACCACCCTTGATGGAGATGCGCTTAACAGGGCTACCACCGCCACTACCGGCAAGAGCAGCAGAAAGAGACGAGCGCTCAGCGCGCTTGGCAAAAGTGGGGACAGCCGCCCCTTCAAACTTCACAACTTGAGTCATTGTCATTCCTTTTAACGAGACGGTTTGCGCACCGAAATGTCATACTCTGAATCCGAGTTCAAGCCCGGAGGACAAAGCCCCGGATTCTCACTTAGAAACAGTTCCATGTTCTTCTGGGCGATGCGTTTCTCCAGAAGGTCTAAAGCATCATTGTTGATGACGAACTCCTTGAAGGAGGCCCAATCGTTCGTGCTGTAGCGTGTCTTCTTGGCAAGGATAACCGTACCAAAATCTGTCCGTGCAGAAGTGGTACCGAGAGAAAGCATACGCTCTTTAATTGCCATCTTCACAGCGTCTTGCTGTTCCTTAAGCGCTGCGAGTTTGTCGTCGTATTCCTTCTGTACTTCCTGAATGGCCGTGCGCATCTTGATGTAGACACGGGTCAGTTTATCCAGAGGAACCTGCGGTTCAGAATCCATCACACTCTCCTTATGTTTTGTCAAAACTTTAACACGCCTAATCGGCGGATGCAAGTTCTTCTTCGTATAATTTGATGAGACTTGTGTGCTCATTAACACGGTGCGCCAACTGCTTGAACATGCGCCGCTCAATCTCCGAACCCTGCAAGTGAATCACCGTCACCTTATCGGAGTCTTGCCCCTGTCGGTCAGCACGAGCGCAGCACTGAACGTAGGTTTCCACACTCATAACAGGACCCCAGAAGATGACAGTATCAGCAGCAGTCAGGGTCACGCCATGCGCCGCCGACTGAGGTTGGATTACTAGCACTCGGGGGGTCGGAGTTGTCTGAAACTGGCTAAAAATGAGTGTTCTCTTTGAGGCTGAGATATCACCGTGAATCGTAGCGCACTCAATTCCATGCCTTCCTAAGAAGTTACTTATAGTATCTATGCTATGTCGGAAGTTTGCGAACACTAAAACTTTTCTTTGCGTCTCTTCCAGAACTTCCATCAGAACATTGAGGCGCGGGGCACAATCAAACTCAATAACTTCCCCATCGTCCGTGTATGCGGCACCCGCAGATATCTGCAACAACTTATTCACGTTGACCGCTGCGTTAGCTGCGGTGATTACTTCACCTGCTGCCTGTACAGTCATCCGCTCCTTAAGCAATTTGTAGTATTTGTTTTGCTGTGACGTAAGCGGTATCTCTCTGGTCTCTGTCATGACCGGGGGTAGGTCAAGGCACTGCTGCTTTGTGAATCGGATAGCGGGTTGCAGCGCTTCATAGACTTTGTCTGGTGCATCCGCCTTGGGTATCCATTTGAACTGGGTTAACTTCCGCATGACCAAGTCACGCCACGCAGTCTGGAACTTAGGCACGTTGCTCGGGTTGACCAACTTCGCAAGACCATACGCATCAACCGGCGACTGACTAGCGGGTGTGCCGGTCATCATCCAGAGAAAAGTCTTGGGTGTGATTAGTTTGGCTAGCGACTTCCACCGCTTAGTCGATGGGTTCTTGTACGCGTTAGCCTCATCCACGATGATGAGGTCGAACCTGCCATCATTCTTAACTTCATCAGCAATCAGGTTGAGTCCGTCGTAGTTAGTAATAACAAACTCGTAATCCTGTTGGACCATCTCGATTCTGCGGGTAGCCTGCGAATGGTGCGCGACTACGGCTGTTCTATGAATGATGCTGCTGCGAAGGTCGTTCATCCAAGCGCTGTGCATAATCGACAGCGGACACAACACAAGGCAGCGGCGCACCTCACCTCGCTTCATCAGATAGTCAGCGGCCCACAACGCAGCCAGAGTCTTGCCGGTGCCGGGGTCATTGAAACAGAAGGCTCGCCGGTTCAGGGTAAGGAACGACGCTGTTTCAATCTGGTGCTCGAAAGGTTTGTATCTGCCGGGCCAATCATATTGCCGGGTGATGGGGGAGGGTACGTTCTTAACGCCAAGGTTCTTTAGTACACGCGCCTCGTCAAGACCCCAATACACAGCGACTTCGTATGCGCCATTGGCCTGCGAGATAACCTTGCTCTTGGGGATGACGCTGTACTTCTCAGGCTTGCGTGTCCTAAGGACAAGCGCCTTGTCCTCAACTATCTGCACTTGTATCTCTCCTTATGCGGTAGGTTGATTGATACCGTGGGTATCCGTTCTTGTGTGCATCAAGAGCAGGCACCATTATTTCTGTTTCCTCAACTACCTTCTCGTCTCTAAGCCGCATACACACCAGACTATCAAATAGGTTTTTGTGCACATCTTTGTCGTGCACCCAATCAAAACCAAACTTTGTAATCCAATAATTAGTAAGCGTCTCGAGAGGTAGGGCATCTACCTCTTCCATTTGCTTTAGTCTTGGTTCAGTGACGAGGGTGGTGTTCACAATCTGTGCAGGGGCACCAGTTGCAGAGCGGAGATTGCGAAGGATTCCATACATTAGCAGCGCTAGATGCTTCGATTCGCCCGACTCTTTCCC